TCGATTCTCGCAAAGAATCAGAGGACCGCGATGTATGCGGACGTTTCGGATGTCCCGGATTTGGTGTCAGCATATGGAATTGTCGCGGCCGCGGATGCTGGTTTTGCTGCTCTCCCTAGTTCGATTCGTGAGAGGTTCCACAATTCCGCGGTGGAGCTTCTTGCGTTTCTCGAGGACCCGCTAAATCATGACGAGGCTGTAAAGCTCGGTCTCGTCGGAGGCTCGGCCCCTGTGAAGGGGCCGGCCGATGTGCAGGGTGGCGCCGTCTCTACTTGATTATTAGGCGCTAACTGACACGGGAGTGTCTGTTGATGGTAAAGTGGATGCGTTTCGTGTGGGTTGTGAAGTTGGCGGTATGGGTCTGGTGTAAGGTTCGGTGTTCGGAGATTCATAAGTGTCGTCGTTGTTCTTCTCGGTAATCGGGCGAGTCTCGAGGGTACTCCCTCGAGGCTCGAACGATTCATGCGGACCCGGAAGGGTCGGTGTTTCCTCGATGGTGATTGTCCGCATAATGGGCAAAGTAGTTTCTCTGGTGGAGTATTTTGCGCGCGCGCGTTTCGCGTGTGCGTATTTTTACTCTATGAGTGCGTTCTTTGCCTCATAACGGACCTATCTACTCGGAGGTATGCTATGCGTTCTAGTGGAATGGTGAATGCGTTTAATAAGTTGCCGGAGGCTAAGATTCCGAGAAGCAGCTTCAATCGGAGTCACGGTCATAAGACTTGTATGGATGCCGGAAAGTTGATTCCGGTCTATGTGGATGAGATTCTTCCGGGTGATACGTTCAATGTGAAGGCCAGTATGTTTGCTCGGATGGTGACGCCGATTGTTCCTATCATGGATAATATGTATCTTGACGTTTGGTTTTTCTTTGTTCCGAATCGCCTTGTTTGGGTTCATTGGAATAGGTTCTGTGGTGAGCAGACTAATCCGGGCGATTCTACAGACTATACAATTCCTCAGTGCGTGGGATTCGATGCTGCGAGTAGTGCTAGTAAAGAGTTCATGGATTATATGGGTATTCCGACGAATCAGGTGACGTTCAATCCGCTGTTTAGTGTGAATACGTTGCCGTTTCGGGGGTACAATCTGATTTGGAACGATTGGTTCCGCGATGAAAATCTTCAGACTCGGCGGGGTGTGAATACGGATGGCGGGCCGGATAATACGTCTGGGTTTGCGATTCAGAATGTTGGACGAAAGCATGATTACTTTTCGAGTTGTTTGCCGTGGCCCCAGAAGGGCCCGGGAGTGGAGATTCCGATAGGTGCTATCGTTTCTAATGGTGTTGATGTGGAGTTCGATGCGGGTAACGGAAGTGGTCCGATTCGGACTAGTGGTTCGCAGCCCTTTCCGATTGTAAAGGAAACGGGTCCCGCGGGTAACAATCTGGTATTTGGTGATGAGAGTGGTCTCGAGGTTGACCAGAGCACCGCGGGGACGATAAATAGCTTGCGGACGGCGTATCAGATTCAGCGGTTACTAGAGCGGGACGCTAGAGGCGGCACGCGTTATACGGAGCTTGTTCGGAGTCATTTTGGCGTTACGTCTCCGGACGCTAGGCTCCAGCGGAGCGAGTTTCTTGGTGGCGGTCGGATTCCGGTCAATATCCATCAGGTTCCTCAGACTTCTCAGACCGGTACTACTCCCCAGGGTAATCTTGCGGCGTATGGTGTTGTAGCTGGTTCGGCGCCGGGGTTTGTGAAGTCGTTTACGGAACACGGGTTTTTGTTTTGTCTTGCAGCGGTGCGTGCGGATATTACATATCAGCAGGGGTTGGACCGTAAGTGGACGCGGAAAACGCGGTACGACCACTATTGGCCCGCTCTGGCGTTTCTTGGTGAACAGGCGGTTTTGAATAAAGAAATCTATGTGCAGGGTCTTGGATTTGGCGGTGTGGATGATGAAGTGTTCGGGTATCAGGAAAGATGGGCAGAGTATCGGATGGCGCAGAGTCGGACGAGTCGGGAAATGTCCAGTCGGCACACTCTGAGCTTGGATTATTGGCATCTCGGGGAGGAGTACACAGCTCTGCCTACACTCGGAGCGACTTGGATTCAGCATAATCCGCCTGTGGATAGGGTAAGTGCGGTGCCGAGTCAACCACATTTCATGCTTGACGCATGGTTTGATATTAAGGCGGCAAGGGCTATTCCGGTGTTTAGTGTTCCGGGTATGAGCGACCATTTCTAAGGGGCTGGTATGTGGCAAGTGATAATCCCGGCAATTGCGAGTGCGTATGGTGAGTATTTGTCCGGTAAGAGAGAGAGAGAGTACAATACAAAGATGGCGAATACGGTGTATCAGAGGAGTGTGGCGGATATGATTGCGGCGGGTTTGAATCCTGCGCTGATGTTTGGTAGTGCGCGTCCCGCTGATGCTCCTACGGGACGTTTTCCGAATGTTATTGGTGAAGCGTTTGAGAAGTTTGTGACGGCTAGGCGGGTAGCTAATGAGTCTAAGGTTGCTGATGCTCAAGCAAAGGCTATGGAAGCGAATGCCGCTAAAGCTGATAATGATGTTTTGATTGATACGGAAAAGTTGGAGTTGAGCAAAAAGGTTTTTAATGAGGAGTATCGCGGAGCTACTGGTGAAGGTGGATTGAAGTCAATCCAGACCGCAACCAGGGTTAAAGAGGTCGAAGCTCGGATACAGTATTATGCGAAGCAGGGCGATGCTCTCGATGCTAAGATTGTGCAGGCTGCTCAAGGTGTGAAAGAAAGCGTAAGTCGTGAGCAGTTGAACGTTTTTAGGAGTCGTTTAGCGGCAATTGCTGTGCCGCACGGTGAGTGGACGGCTAAGCAGTATACGGCATTGGATGAGGCGATTACGTCTGTGTTTGGTGATGGGCCTATGGGCGCGGCCGTCCGTATTCTTATGATGGGCGGCGATGCTGCTATTAAATTGGTGAAGTGACAGGGAGGTGTGATATGCGTGGTAAGCGGATGTCGAAAAAGTTTTCTCAGAAGTCGTTCAGGCGTGGTGCGCGGAATGTTCATGAGAAAAATATTCGTCCGTCTCCTCTGCGTGGTGGTTTTAGGCTGTGAGTTGTCTGGCCCCGATGACGGGCTGGCGTAGTGTGAAGGCTGGTAAGAATGGAAAGTTCGGCATTACTTTGAGGGCATCGGAGGGGTATGCGGATAGTGCCTCTCCGGTGCCATGTGGTACTTGCGTAGCTTGTAGGAGAGATAGAGTGCGAGAGTGGGCCGTTCGTTGTGCTCATGAGGCGACGTTGCATCGTGAGGGTATGTTCCTCACGTTGACGTATGGTGACGAGGAGTTGCCTCGGACCCAGGGAGGTTTGGCTACGTTACGGCCTCGGGATTTTGTGTTGTTCATGAAGCAGTTGCGGCGTTGGATAGAGCCTGTGCGAGTTCGGTTCTTCCAGGCGGCGGAATACAGTCCCGCCGGCCGGCCCCATCATCACGTGTTGGTGTATGGTTACTTCTTCGGTGACGGGTATGTTTTTCTTCGTCGGAAAGGTGGCGAGTTGTATCGTAGTCCGACGTTGGAACGTCTGTGGACGTTTGGGTTCTCTAGTTACGGTTTGCTCAAGCCGGGCGCGGCGTTTTATACCGCGCAATATGCTATGAAAAAGAGTCTTGGTATGTCGTTTGCTATGGGTGATAGGGTGCCAGAATATCAGACTATGAGCCGAAGGCCAGGTATCGGCAAGAATTGGTTTGACAAGTTCCAGGGGGATATTTACCCTCGGGATGATTTTAGAGGGCCGGACGGGAATAGGATGAGGGCACCGCGGTACTATGATGACCTATACGAAAAGGGGAATCCGGTCGGAGCTGCTGATGTCAAGCTGCGAAGGAAAGTTTTGGCGCGTGAGCGTGCGTGGGAGGATGGCCCGGGCGCGTTGGCGCGAAGTGATAACATAAAGGCGCGTGCGCGCCTTTCTCCAAGGGGGCTTGACGGTGAATAGGCTGCTGGCGTTCTGTGTTAAGGATGTAAAGGCGGATGCTTTCGGGCATCCGTTTTTTTGTCCGACGATTGGCGTTGCGACGCGGATGTTCGGTGATTGGTGCGAGGACAAAAATACGACCGTTGGGCGGCATCCTGACGACTACATGTTGTTCCATATTGGGTTCTTTGACGAGGACCAGGGTCAGTTTGAAAACTCGAGTCTGAAGCTGGTGTGCACGGGTACCGATTGGGTTATTCCTAAAGTGCTGGAGGAAGGGACCGATGGGACAGTCAACGTTGTTCGAACAAGTGAGGCCGGTCGTAGCGGTGTACGATTCTCTAAATCCGCCACCTAAGGTGGTAATTGAGTGTGAATCTGGAAGTTCTCTGACGCATCAGAGCTTTAAAGATGAGTGTGACATCAATGTCATCGTTGGACGGTTTGTTCAAACGGGTGATATGTCGATTCTCGCAAAGAATCAGAGGACCGCGATGTATGCGGACGTTTCGGATGTCCCGGATTTGGTGTCAGCATATGGAATTGTCGCGGCCGCGGATGCTGGTTTTGCTGCTCTCCCTAGTT